ATACTGAAATCCTGCAAACAAACGAATAAACTGCTGAATATAGCGTCTAAATTGTTTGTCGTAAAAGTATGGTACTGCGGTTATATTTGTCATACTACTATTTACCTACGTCTTCTTATTCTACTGTGCTAAACTAATGTTTAGTATATAAATGTTGATGAGACACTGTGTTGTTCTACTAAATCTGCTCGTGTTAACACATATACTTTTCTACCATTTCCTGTATGCATACAAAATCCTCTAGTTTGTGCATCTAAACTAGTTACCGGAATTGGATCCCAATCAACATAACTAGCCGTATTAATTGAAGCTAAACTATATGGTGTAGGCACCGCATATTGTCTAATACCTGTTGTAATACGCACAAAAACTTGTGTTCCATCAGAGTTAAAATGCATTTGCCCCCAATTGCCTAATCCCGCATTTACATTACTAAAGGTAGCAGAAGATACATCCCATGGCACACTAAAGTTAATTTCATTTACGCCAAGATTGTTTTGTACCCATGCTCTAGTACCATCTGGTTTAAAAACTAATCCAGCTGGAAGACTACTGCCAGATATCAAAGTTGCTAAGTCAAGTACAACACCTGATGTTAATGTAGATACATCCCATGGTGTGGTTAATGTTGCTTCACAAAGATTATTATTACTAGAACCTACAATAAAAACTTTAGTACCGTCAGGCTTAAACACCATCCCATATGGGTTATTTGATGCATTACCCCATACAGGACTTCCGAAAGCTAACGTACTAGAAGATCGTGTATGAGTCGCTGTGCTTATGTCCCATGATGTTGAACATGTATATTGTTGAATTCTATCAGCAGATATACCTACAGCATAAAATTCTGTTCCATCAGTACTAAATTGTATAGCATGTGGTGTACCTTCTTGTGCACCAACATTTAGTAACTTATTGTCATATCCTGTTACATCGGTGGAAATGTCATTTATAGTCCACGTTGCAACTGCAGGTGTATACCCAGTGTCAAATTGGTATACATTGTCGTTACCTTGGTTGACCATATAAAGTTTCTGATCGTATGCACCTAATGCAAATCCAGTTGGTTGAATATTTGTAGTACCAGTCAGTGTTGTCACTGTATACGTCTTATTGCTATTTGTTATTGTGCTAATATCATACGGTGTACTCAAATCCAGTTGATGGAATTGGTCATTAGTTCTGTCAGATAAAATTAATGTAAGCCCATCTTCAGTAAATTCTATATCTCTACATTCGCCGACGGCAACAGGAAGAGTGTAACTTACATTATTATATGATAGTGAACTTATATCGTAAGCAGACGACATAACATATTCACGTAAAACATCACTAGCTTGAACAATTAATTTTGTTCCAGTAGGATTAAATGCCATGCCATACTGGGATGCACCTAATAGTGTTCCAGAATATGTTGCATCTAGTGTTGCTGTACCTACATCCCAAACCGTTCCTAAACTATGTTGATGAATATCTTGCCCACCTATAACCCATAATTTTGTCCCATCTGGTTTAAATGTGAAAGTAATAGGAGTTATTTCGTAGGCCGAAGTATCAAGTAAAGTATTGTCGTATACGATAGATGACAGATCAAATGGTGAAGAAAGTGTATATTGGTAAACTCCAGGAGTACCGCCGGAACTAGACCCAGTCATATAGAGCTTTGTGCCGTCAGGTTTTATTTCAATTGACCTCGGTAGTGTGTGTTGTGATCCAAAATTATATCTTATGTTGTCGTCAGTTAAATTGGCAATGTTAAATGCATCACTAGCCGCCGCAGCCACCGCTGCTGGAAATCCTCTTAAAAATGTTCCTGTAAAACTGCTAACTAACGGCATTATGCGTAATCCACCATTTGTCCTAGTACAACATTTGTTGCACCTAAATCTAATACACTAAATGTAAACACATCATGTGCATTACCACCTGCGTTTGGTGTTGGTGCTGAACCGCCCTGCCACAATAATGTTTGTCCAATGCCACCAATTTGTATTGCATTAGGAAGTACGCCAGCACCTGCTGGCTGTTTAATTATTACTGTTACTGCAGTTGCAACGTTTGAAGTATTACCCAAGTTAACAAGGTTTATAGTAAATGTACTGTTAAATCCGCCGCCGCTTGCGTCTAAATAAACTACGTGTCCATCGTCACAATCAACGTTAACAGTTGCAGCACCGGTTGTAATTGATGTGTTTACAGTTTCCCACGTACCTGTTGTTAATGTAACATCACCATTAAACGTAGTACGTCCATCAACAACAACCGCAGAACCGCTATAACCAACGTTGATTTGACCGGTGTTGCTAGAGTTTACACCTAAATTAATCTCACCTGGTAAGATTGCACCTGCGCCAGCATCTAAAGTTAAGTCGCCGCCTTGGCTGTTTAGTGCAGTTGCATCACCGCCATTAATAACAAGTTCGGTACCAGGATCAAGTGTTGGAGAACTAGCAGGCTGTACTGATTCAGTAATAATATTACCAGTTACATCGCCTGTTACATCTCCTGTTAGGTTACCTGTTACGTTACCTGTTACGTTACCAGTTAGGTTACCAGTTACATCACCTGTAACATCACCGTAATACATTGCTGTGCCTACACCAGCATCTACGTCAAGGATAAGTGTTAATCCATCTGCTTGTTTAACATCACCGTGTACTTCGCCCATTACATTACCAGTAAATGTAGCCGCTGAAATGTCTAACACTACACTTGTTGCTGGATTTGCTGGATCACTTACTACATCACCGTAATACCACGCTGAGTCTGCCGCAGTACCTGCATCTAATACTTTTGAATTTGCAGTGTCTGCTAAGTCCCATGCAATAAGATTTGATGCACTACTTCCACTTCCAGTTTGATCAGCAACCCATGCATAATCTGCTCCATCCCAACTTAGTATTTGGTTAGCAGTTGCAGTACTTGTGTTTAGGTGTGTATCAACACTTGCATCGTTATACGAACCTCCGCTGATATCACTTAGTAGTGCCACAGTACCACTTGCATCTGGAAATGTAATTGTTCTATCTGCTGTTGGATCAGTAGCATTAATTGTTGTTTCAAAATCATCAACAGTGACACCTTCAAAAACAATACCAGTGTTAACTGTGCCATTAAACGAAATAAGTCCATCAAAAGCAGCTGGACCCTGTGCATCAAAAGAACCTGTAATAGTTAGGTCTGCATTTGCAGATACATCTCCTGTGATACTAAGTGTACCACCTAAAATAACATCGTCGTTTGTTGTTGCACCATTTGCAGTTACATCAGCTAGTGTTTGTAGCTCAACAGCCGCTCCTGGTTTCCAAAGTGTGTTTACTGCATCCCAAACTAATGGCTGGCCTGCTGTTGGTGGGTTAGATACTAAATCAACGTCTGCAAGTGTACCTAATGACTCTTCTGATAAGTCTACTAGATATGTGTCAAAATCACTAATTTGACTTTCAGTAACAGTAATTGAACTTATATCCACTGGAACTGTAGTTGCATCTGATTTTGTTAGTGTAATAGTTTTTGTTGCGTTATCAAACGTCCCGCTACTCACATATGTGTTTGTGTCACTGTCTAATCCACTTAGGTCTACAGTGTTGCCACCACTAATACTTAAATTTGTTCCAGCTAGTGTTAGTGTTTGACTGTCACTATCGCTTGCACTTTCTAATGTACTAACACGCCCATCCAAGTCGGTAAAGTTACCGTCAAGTTCAGCATGTGTTAACGCACTGCCTTTTGTTAATCTTTTTACAATTGCCATTTTTTATTCCTCAACATATCCGTCATTTACATAGCCACTAGCGACATAACCTGGAGACACTTTGTTGTCTGGGCGTGGTAATATTACATCACTAATTGCTTGTTTTTCTTTAAATTCTTCATCATTAACAATTGTATTTTGGTCTTCATTGTTAATGTAATCACTTGCATTGTATGTTCTGTCTGCCCAAGTTAACTCGTCAATGTTATCAAATCTACGTTCCCATTTACTACCACGGCGCACAAACATACGTGCTGGTGAAAAGTCATTACGTATAAAGTATTGGCCTTCTTGTGGATTAGCTGGAAATTCACTACCACTAGAAATAGTTTCACCATGGGCATATGTGTTATTTTGAATTACAACACCACCTGCAGTTGGATGATCAAAACCATATAAGTGGTCTAATAAACTTGTTCCATCTGGATCGTCTTGCGCTGCACTTGCAACAACAGCATCATTAATATTAAACTCACTTTTATATGTACTAATATCTGCGTTAAGTGAAGCTGGATCAGATGCTTCGCCTAATATATCGTTGAATTCCTGGCTATCTGTTAGTGGCGACAATTTAACACGCCAAATATGTGGATACCAAGTTTGACTGAAACCTTCACTACCACGGTTTCCGTCAGTTACAACATAGTACTTGGGAATAGGCGATTTAGTTGCATCAAGCGGAAATTCTTCTCTTACATGCGGTAATTCTAATACATCACCAGCTAACAGTTTTCTTCCAATAAGGGTTATCATCTCATTGAGATGGAATGTCATATAAAGTTGGTCGTTTGATAAAAACATACCAAATTGTGTTAAATCAAAATCATTGTCTTGAACATTGTATACACCACGTAAGTCATATATGTCTGGATCATACTTACGATCACGGTTTTCTAAAAACAACAAGTCTTGTACTTTGGTTTCGTTTATGATACCGTCTGTGTTTGTAAACGCTCCAGTGAATGGATCAACCTCACGCCCGTCAATATAGCTAGGCTGTGATGGATCTTTTTGATCTGGAAGCACTGCTGGACCAATATACTTGTGTACGTTAACTCCAGTGCCTCCAACCCAAAATTGTTCACGGATCTGCCGATCCATAAAGTAATAATCGTTAGTTTTTGTCGGTTTATATAAACTTAATCTTGGCATATGTATATTTATGGCTTGACACTGCTTTCAAAATAGTATACCGTTCATAAGTAACAGCAATAGATCTGGAGATTGACATGGCTAAAACGGCAACTCGTAAAAAGAAACAACCACGTGCAACTCGTCGTAAGAGTGCTTGGGAAATGGTTCCACTGACTAGTTGGCATGCCGCACACTATCATATCCATTACTTAATGGAAACAAAAGACTGGTTAAACCAAGTCAAAGGATATATTAAAAAGAACTACGATAAAAAAACACAACAATCTATTAGTAAACTTCCAGACTGGAAGATTGGTGGAAAAAGCCACTATGCGACTGCGGCGTTTGTTGAAGAAAATAAACCAGAAATCATACATCCTGATTATGTTGGTAAGTTGGATAAGTGGATCAAAGAACTTGCTGCTGAAGGAAAACAGATTGTAGATCTAAAAGCCTCAGAAACTAAAGCTAAGAAAAACGTATATGTTCCAAGTATTCAAGAACGGCTCATGGATGCTACCATTGACAAAATGGAAGAACTTGACCAGTGGGTAGACGATTGGATGCGTGATCCTAAAAATAGTCCACTGAAAGACAAAATGCCTCTCAACTTGTTTCGTAAATTGGAAGTTAACTTAGGACACGCTCGCTTTATTCAAAAGTTCTATGAAGGTGAACTAGAAGAACTTACCGAACTAGTTAACTTGCCGCCTGCTACAAAACAAGATGACATGCAAAAGCAACTTGCAGAAGGTTACAATCATCTAAGCACAAAAGAGAAAAAAGAATTACATGGTTTTTATCAGCGTGTATTCCAAGCACTTGACATTATACGTGCAGAGAAAAAACAAACTCGTGCAGTTCGCAAGCCAAAACAAAAGAGTGCACAAGAACTTGTTAAGAATCTGAAATTCAAAGCAAGTGATCCTGAATATGGTATTGCAAGCATTAATCCTGCAGATATTATCGGTGCAACTGCAATTGTAGTGTTTAATACTAAAACTCGCAAACTGGGAATCTATTATGCAGATGACCATGCAACATTGAGTGTTAAGGGAACAACATTACAGTTTTTTAATGAAAATTCAAGTCGACAAAAGACTGTACGTAAACCCGAAGAAATCCTACCTCACTGGAAAAAAGTTACTAAGCACAAACTTCCAGCACAGTTCGGTTATCTTAAAACTACTGATGTTAAAATGAATGGACGGTTGAATGCTGACACTATTATACTTAAAGCGTTCAATTAAACATAAATATTAGTATGGCAAAACGTGATGAACTTATCAAAGAAATAGAACTTCGCCTAGGCGGACAGATGGTGGATGTAGAACTCGACCCAGAGCACTATGACATGTCTATCCGCAAGGCATTTGAAAAATATAGACAGCGTAGTGAAAATGCTGTTGAAGAATCATTTATATTTTTAGATCTGCAAGTAGACGTTGCAGACTACACATTGGATGATAGTATTATTGAAGTTCGTGATGTTTTTCGTCGTGTTGCTGGTACACTCAACAGTAGCAGTATTGGAGATATTGAACCATTTGAAACTGCATACTTGAATACATATTTAAACTATAGTGGTAGAGCAGGCGGAATTGCAACATTTGATGCGTTATCTCAACATCGTGAAACGTTAGGTCGTGTGTTTGGCGAAAAACTAATGTTTACTTGGAACACAGTTACAAAATCGTTAACTATTCATCGTAGACAAAAAGCACCTGACACAGTTTTACTATATACATACAAGCAACGTAGTGATGAAGAACTGTTAACAGACAATTACAGTGCACCATGGATTAAAGAGCTAGCATTAGCATATGCTAAACTCACATTGGCAGAAGCTCGTGGCAAATTTAATACCATTGCAGGCCCACAAGGCGGAACCACTCTTAATGCTGATATGTTACGGATGGATGCACAGGCATCAATTGACAAACTAGATGATGAACTTAAAACATTTGTCGATGGCCAAGTTGGATTAGGTGTAATTATAGGATAAACAACTTGACAAACGGTCCAGATCCAATTATAATATAATCATGAAATTAAAATTGCTAGTTATAGGCCATGGTCGCCATGGCAAAGATACTGTCTGTGAAATTCTCAGAGACAAGTATGGATATAGTTTTGAATCCAGTAGTCAGTTTTGTAGTAAGAAGTTCATTTATAATGACCTTAAAGACAAGTACGGCTATGCTAACGAAGAAGAATGTTACGCTGACAGACATAGTCATCGTCAAGAATGGTATGATGCTATCTGTGACTACAATGTTCCAGATCCTGCCAGACTTGGTAGAGAAATGTTTGCAGAGTATGATATCTATTGCGGACTACGCAACAAAAAAGAATTCCATGCAATGAAAAATACAGGTGTATTTGATTATTGTATATGGGTTGATCGCAGTGATCATTTGCCACCTGAAAATAAAAACTCAATGAGTCTTGAACAATGGATGGCAGACTATACAATTTGTAATAACGGTACATTGGAAGATTTAGAATTCAATGTACATGCACTTATTTCCAATATTGATAGTTATAGTGCAAGTTAACTACGTAGTTTACCTTCGTTTCTCCCCTGATATATAGATGTTCTAATAAATACTAACAGCTAAGATATAAACCAGAGGAGAAATGAAATGGCTTTAGTATCACCAGGCGTACAGGTTAGTGTTACCGACGAAAGCGCATATGGCGCAGCAGGTAACGGTACCGTACCTCTTCTTGTAGTTGCTACAAGAGAAAATAAAACAGATCCTACTGGTAGTGAATCAGACGGAATTGCAAAGTATACAAAAAGCGCCAATGCTGGGGCAGTTGTTAGTGTAACATCACAACGTGAACTAACACAGTACTTTGGTAACCCAACATTTGCTACAAGTGGCACTTCAATTGTACAAGGAAGTGAGACAAGTGAATACGGTCTACTAGCAGCATATAGCTATTTAGGCCAAGGTGCACGTGCTTATATTGTTCGTGCAGATGTTGACCTAGCAGACTTGGACTCAACAACAACAGCACCGACCGCAGCATATAGCACAACCAATACTTGGTGGATTGACACAGATGCAAGTGCGTATGGAATTCATGTTTACAATTCAACAACAGGTGTATGGGAAAACAAAGTACCAACTGTAGAAGTAATTTCAGGTGCAGCAGGAACAGCACCAGTAGCGGCAGTTGTTGCTGGTGGTCATCATGTAGTAATTTCAACAAGCAGTAACAGTATCGAATACTACAAGGAAAGTGGTAGTGCTTGGGTAACATCAGCAGCAACATTGGCTCCACACTATAATACACCAGCAGCACCAAGTAACGGAGATGTTTGGGTTAAAACAACAAGTCCAGGAAATGGTATTAATCTTGTTATACAGAAATACACAACTGCCGACGGTTGGACAACAGTAACAGTACAAGGTGTAAGTGACGGAAGCGACAATGCAGACATTACTACATATGTGCCACAAAACGCTTCAAGCGCAACAGCATTGTCAACATCAACGGCTGTAGAAGGAAATATCCTACTAGGTGAAGCAGTAGATCAAATTGATTTACAAAAAGTATCAAGTGCAGGTGCTCCAGAAGCATTAGGCGGAGTAACTACTGCTGGTATTAGTTTACCAACTGCAACTGCCGCAGCAGGCCAAGTTTGGTTTAATAATACACTTAATAGTTTAAGCATATATAAGCAGACTGCTGGCGCATGGGTAGCAGCAACACCAACATATGCAAGTACTGCACCATCTGCACCAAGTGCTGGCGATGTTTGGGTTGATACTACACTAGCAGGGTATAACCAAGCTAATGAACGTGACTATCCAAAGATTTATGTTCGTGATTCAGGAAATGCTAATTGGGTAAAACATACTAACTCAGATCAAACAACTGAGCGTGGTGTTGTATTTGCAAATTACAAAGATGGCTCAGGAACTCCGCTATCAACAGCACCAGATGCAGTTGTATATCCAGCAGGTATCTTGTTAGTAGATATGGCAAATAGTGCTAATACAGTTCGTGTTTATGATAGTACAAATGGATGGCAAAACGGTGTATCTAACAATAGTGATGGCAGTGGACGCTTTGGTCGCTTTGCACAGCGTGCCTATATTGCTGCAAAAATGGCAGCAGTAGCGGCAGGAGAAGACCTGCGTGATGATCAATTTACATTTAGTTTAATTGCAGCACCTAACTATCCAGAACTAACAGACGAGTTAGTTACACTAAACAGCGACCGTGGTGAAACAGCATTTATTATTGTTGACACACCAATGAATAAAACACCAACAGACGCTATTAGTTGGGTACAAAACTCAAATAGTGCAACTGAAAACGGTGAAGATGGACTAGTTACTACCAACACATACAGTGCAGCATATTACCCAGCAGGCCAATCAACCGAGCCAGTTGGTGGAAAAACAGTTGTTGTTCCTCCAAGTCATATGGCACTCTACACATATGCATATAATGACAACATTAGTTTCCCATGGTTTGCACCAGCTGGGTTAACACGTGGTGTAGTGCAAAACGCAAGTGCAGTTGGCTATCTTAACAGTGAAGGCGAATTTAAAGCAGTATCACTAACACAAGGTCAACGTGACAGCATGTATCAAAACAAACTAAACCCAATTACAACATTCGTTGGACAGGGTACAGTTATTTTTGGACAGAAAACGCTTGCATCTACAACTACAGCACTTGACCGTGTTAATGTTGCACGTTTGGTTGCATACTGTCGTGAACGTTTTGATGAGATTGCTCGTCCATTCTTGTTTGAACAAAATGATGCACAAACACGTGCAAGAGCTAAACTAGTGTTTGAACGTTTCTTAGCAGACATCCTAAGCCGCAGAGGCGTAACAGACTTTGCAGTTGTATGTGACGAAACAAACAACACACCAGCACGTATTGATCGTAACGAACTATACATTGATGTAGCAATTGAACCTACAAAGTCAGTAGAATTCATCTACATTCCAATTAGAATTGTTAATACTGGTACATTATCAGCAGTTTAATAATAAAAAATTAACTATATACTTAATAGGCGCCTAGTGCGCCTATTTTTTTCACGTAAAAATCATAAATACTATATAGCTAGTATTAGAGGAGACTAACATGGCGGTTTTAACAACATTGGGTGTGCCAGACAATTCAGGTAACACTACAACAATTATGCCAAAGCTACAATATCGCTTTAGAGTGACATTTCAAGGTGAAGCATTTAGCTCAACTCCTACAAGAAATGTAATCAGCGCAAGTAGACCAGGCTTAACACACGAGCAGATTCCACTAGATGCATACAACAGTAGAATTTATCTTGCTGGTAAACATACATGGGAACCAGTAAGCATTGTACTACGTGATGACATTGACGGTGTGACACTTCGTGAATTGAATAATCAACTTAATAGACAAGTTGACCACGCTAACCAGAGCTCATCAAGAGCGGGTGCAGGTTATAAGTTTACAACAGTAGTAGAAGCATTAGATGGTGCTAATCCAACACCAGGTGTACTAGATACATTTGAACTAAGTGGTTGCTACATTACTAACATTCAGTATGGTGATATGGCATACAGCGCAAGTGATCAAGTTCAAGTTACTGTTCAGATTCAGTATGACAATGCTGAAATTTATGATGCAGCAGGTAACGCAACACTTACAGGAACAACACCGGATCAAACAGCAGCAAACGCTACAGGTTAATAGATAATGGGTTTATCTTCTAATACTGGCTTTTTTAACCGTGCAGCAGAAATTTACGGCACCGACACTGGTGCCGTAATAACTGCAAAGCCAAGACAAAAGTACAACTTTTCAATTTTTATGACAACAGTAGGCGGCTCTTTTCAATTTGAAAAAGTGTCTGGTGTTGCATTACCAGATTATCAGTATAATGTTACAAGATTAAACCAATATAACCATCAGCGTTTTGTTACAACTAGACAGGAAATCACACCTGCAACCATAACATTTTATGATACAGTTGACAATCAATTTCAAAATTTATTAACATCATATGCTAGTTACTATTATACACAAGGATTGTCAGATTTAAATCCATCACAAATAATTAATAATGCAACCAACCCATCAGTAAATAGCCCAATGGGATTAAAAGCAGTACCTGCTAATAACAGATTTTTCTTTACTAATATAACTGTTAGAACTGAAGACAGTGGCCCTAATACTGGTAGAGCAATTGACATGGTTAATTGTATGATTACAAATGTTTCTCATGATCGTTTAGACTACAGTGATAGCCAACCAGTATTGTTTACTGCAACATTTCAGCCAGAGCATGTTAACTTTCTTACTTCTGATGCTACTGGATCTACAGATGCAGTTGGTGCAGCACAATCAATTAATACATCAGAATTATCTAATAGTGTAACAAATAGTACAGCACAAAATTCCACGACTCAAGGTTCCAATATTGTTGTAGACAGCAATGGTAATCCAGTAATAGATAGTAATGGAAACCCAGTCACATTTGGGTAATAAATACCTACATAATGGCGACAAAATTTCAACAAGGCATATATAAAATGCGTAACCCAAGTAGGTATATTGGCAAACATGCGCCAAGATACCGAAGCGGATGGGAATTGAAGTTTATGCGATTCTGTGATACGCACCCTAATGTAGTTGTATGGGCAAGTGAAAGTCATCGAATACCATATTTTAATCCTATTAAGAATAAACATACACATTATGTGCCAGACTTTTTTATAGTATACGAAGATAAAGATAAAAAAAGACATGCAGAGTTTATTGAAATTAAACCAGCCGGACAAATATTAGGAAATGCAAAAAGCACTGCACAAAAGGCACATGCTATAGTAAATGAAGCTAAATGGCAAGCTGCAAAAACATTTGCACAAAGACAAGGAGTAGGGTTCAGGGTATTAACTGAAAACGAACTGTATAATCAACCTAAAAAACCCAAAAGAAAAAGATGAGCAAAAAAATTGAAGAAGTGTTTAACATGAATCCTGTTGAAGAAGAAATTGATCAACCAATTACGACTGAAGAAACTGGATTTGATTTAGGCCGATTACAAGAAACATTAGACACAGCAGATAAAATTGATCAAGCACTTCCAGCAGTACGTGATTTAGAAGCACTTGACAAAGATATGGATCAGTATGCAGAAGAAGCAATGAAAAGTTTTCAAGACTTGATGGACTTAGGACAAAATGTAGAAGATCGTAATGCAGCAGGCATATTTGATGTAGCAAGTAAAATGATGACCAATGCTATTAGTGCTAAGACAGCAAAGATGGATAAAAAACTCAAAATGATTGAAATGCAAATGCGTAAACGTAAATTGGATTTAGAAGAGAAAAAAGTTGAAATGCAAATTGCTAAAATGCAAGATGCCGATAACGATACTCCAATAGAAGGTGAAGCACAAACATTTGATCGTTCAAGTCTGCTTAATGATATCTTAGATAAAATGAAACAAAACGATAAATAACTATAAGACAGGAATAATAGTATGAAAAGTTTAAAGCAATATTTGGCAGAATCTGAGAAAACATACAACTTCAGACTACGTACTGTGGCTGCAATGTCAGATGAGCAATTAGACAAATTAGAATCGTATCTTGCGAGATACAATGTAGAGAGTGTAAGTTCTCCAAAAACAAGCATTATTCAAAAAAGTCCAGCTGGTTTTGGCGATATTGGACCAAGCGCAGTTACAACACTTGAAATTGTAACTAAGCTACCGAGTACACCAAATGTTATGCAAGAAGAAATTGCGGCAGCAACAGGCATTCATATTGGAGCAATACGTGTTTATAATGAAGGCGAGTTTGTTGAGGGTATAGAAGATTTAGAAGAAGAAAAAACGGATGAAGGTAAGAGTGTACTAGCAGATGAAAATTATAGTGATGCAGAAAAAGTAGATCACAGTGATAATTACGGCAATGAATTTGTTGCTAAGTTTGTTAAAAATTTACCAAAGTCTGAACTAGCAACAGAATATAAGGTGAAGTAAAATGGATTTAAGAGACTTAGTAACATTAGCAGGCATCGTAAACCCAGAACTTCTTGGCAAAATGCAACCATCAACACCAGACTGTGGATGTGGTGGTGTTGAAGAAGAGGCTGACGGCGCAGGCTTTGAGGAAGTAACAACACGACCTGACCCAGAAGTAATGGATGACCCAATGGCAACATATGGAAGCGATGTAGATCTAAGTTTACGCCGTTACCTAAAGTCAAAAGGCGATCATGTTACAGTAGACGAAGATGTTTATCCTGACTTAACAGTTGAAGATATAAGTGAAGCATATGGTTCATATAAAAAGAAAAAAACAAATGAAGGTCGTATGAGTGATCAAATTATTGGTGATTCAGAAACAATG